ACAGCGACGGAGTATTTTAAGGAATCCTTTATGCGCAAGGGGTTCGACGGCCAAAATTGGCAACCCGCCAAGGTGCCCAAAACAACAGGCTCATTACTCATCGACACCTCGCAGCTTGTAAACAGCATCCGACCTACGGTTGTGTCGCCGGAGCGCGTAGTCATATCCGCAGGAAATGACCATGTGGCCTATGCCAAGACACATAACGAGGGCTACAAAGACCTGGTGACAGTGCCCGCCCATACGCGCGTAAGCCGCAAGGGCAAACCCCACACGGTGCGCAGCCACGTGCGCATTGTCGACATTGTGCAACGCCGCTTTATGGGCGAGGCTCGCGAGCTTAATGAGCGCTTGCGCGAGCGCATCGAGGCACGCATACAGACAATCTTAAACAAATGTAAATAACAAACAACTATGGATGGAGAGATTTTGACTATAATCATGGATAGACTTGAGGAACTTGTTCCGGAACTACAATGGATAGACATCGATGAAGGACAGCTTAACTCACCCGAGCGTCCTGCCGTGGCATTTCCGTGCTGCTTAGCAGACATGGTCTATGTGCAGTGCGACGACTACAAGGAGGCATTGCAGAGAGTGCGAGGACAAATAACACTGCGCGTGGCATTTAAACGGCTTGGTAGCACCAACACCGCAGCACCCCGTGCAATGCGCAGGCGCTCCATGAGCAACTACAAAACATTGAAATCAATCCACAACGCCCTGCAATGGTGGGGAGGTGACGGCAAGTTCGGCAAGCTTCGACGCTTGGGCGTGCGACCGGAGCGACGCAGTGATTTAAGGGTATTTGTAATGACTTACGAAACAGTATTTGCCGATTGATTAGGCCCAACTCCAGCCTGGGTATTGATCGCGCAACTTTGCGCGTGTGACATTGGTGTTTAATAACTCGCGCAAGTAGTCGTCATAGTCGACCAAAATATTGCTGACAGTGCGGTCGTCAATGAAAAATTCGTTGTCCGCAAGGATTTTGATCGTGTCATCAAACCGCCTGCGCTTTAATTCTGCCCAATAGTAATATCGCGCCACCATGGTGCGATTTCGCTTGGCCAATCTGTCACTCCTGGTTATGATGCTGTCGTCGCCCTTCCCGTAAGATCGAGTGATGCGACGATGTAGTGCCGTCTTAATTTCCGGCAACTCAAAAAAGTCAAATGATAATTGATTGGCCATCGTGCTTTTACTGTTTACGCAAATTTAAAAAAAATCCGCTGATTAGTCAATTTTCAGCGGATTTTTAATGCTATTCGGCTTTGTCGCTAACAGCGTTATACACAAAGTCAATATCGGCTTTTATAAACTCCTTGAGCTTAACCCATGATTGGGATAGTTGGGGGTGTGAGGCAACTTTGTCTTGGATGTATCTTGTAACCTCCTCTCGCATCTCCTGTTGCGTCATCGTTTTTGATTCGTCCGGGGAATACAACCCGGTTATTGTCGTGCTGCGCCCTCCGGGAGTGCGAAGTGTAAACACTGCCTTGTAAATCTTCATAATTCCTTGCCCGGTTTATACGGAGTGACAATCGTAAACACCCTTACTCGGCCTGTACCCTCACATTGGCGGCATATAATCTCCATACGACCGCGTCGCTGAAAACCTACTCCACCACATGCCCGGCATACTGCCAGCTTGGTACTCTCCACTTTACCGTGAGGCCACGTTTCAGAGCCCTTCAGAGTGCCGGAACGGCTATCTCCGGCCAAATAAACATAGCCGCCGCTTACGCCAGCAACACTATTGCTGCCTGGCGTAAAATGCTCCTTGTCATTCTCCATCATTGCCATCCGTTTTATTGTCATTTGCAACTATCTGCGCATCTGCATCGGTCATACTCAGGGGCACATACACCCACGCTCCAAGCTTGTTGCGATATTCTGCGCGTATGTATCGCTTGGTAATGGCCGGCTGATAGCTCTCCTCGATGATGCGCACACCTTCGATAAAGCGGTCATCGCCGCTGTCGTCGGCCATCTTGCGCAACTGCAGCACACGGCTTGCCTTAATCGTGCCGTTTTGATCACGACTAAGAAGGCGAAGCACGGCATTAACCAATGCGCGTGTCTGCTCGTCCTTGGCAAGCCCCTCTATATATTCCTTGACCATGGCAATGCCATCCTCCACCGTATCGCGATAGCCGTCGATGGTGTTAACCCCGAGCGTGAGGCGATACTTGCCGTCACTCGTGGTGAACGTGTGGCTACGCTGGGCGTCGATCGACAGCCCCATCAATTCCCGTTTAAGATCGAGGATGGTTTCAAAAGTGCTGTATATGCCATTTTTTACAGTAGCCATCGCATTGCTTACAGCCATGAGATCTACCATCGCCTCTGCAACCTCCTTATCGACCATTTCACCATACTGCAGGCGTTGAGCTTTGCGCTCCTCCTCCTTGCGTTTTTTCTCCTTTTCAAGCCGATAGGCTTGAAATTCCCGACGCTCTTCAGCGGTCATCTCTACAATTTCTTTCATAATTCTGTTGTTTTTTTTTAGTTTATTTTATTTATGCCTTGCCGAGCACCCCGGCGAGATTAAGCATGTATATTGGCTCTTTTGTTGTGTCGCGTCGCCACCCCTTTGCCTTTAGCGCAAACAATCGCTTGCGCAACTCCTTGAGTCCGTCAAGATCGATGCGCCCGAATGGCATTTTTGCAATCCTCGCATTTTGGCAAAAGTCGTTGATTTCATGCCAATCGGTCGTATCAACGCCGAGTTCCTGCATTAGCTTTAGGCATGAGCTGCGCTGCGCTTTCAATTCCACATTGTAGCCGGCAAGCTCCTCGATGCTTTTGCACAGGGCGATGTATTCAGAAGATCGCATTTCGCGCAAGCTCTCGGTGCGATTGTCGGTGTATTGCAGCACCAACACCTTTTTATACTCCTCCTTATCGCCCGGAATTGTCAGGCGATTGAACGAGGAGTAAAATCGTGCGTAATTCTTTATCGATCCCATAGTTCTTTAGCATTTATAATCAAAATAATTCAAGTTGTTTGTGTATATTTGCGAATAACGTGTGTACGGCATTGTCGAGCGCCTGGCCAAATAACAATCCGAAGCCCGTTTTGCAATTTCGCACCATCTCGACGCCTTCCAAGAACGCCGATACCTTGTCAGGCATTATATGGTGATTTTCGTACAGCCCGCAAATGGATCCTTTTCTGGGCGTGTCGGCATGATAGCCGACATGATAACCCTTGACCGTCCGCGCAACCGTAATGGCGCAATAACACCCCTTGCACACCGGTACCACCACTTCTATGCGATGATGCACCAGGTTGCCATCCACAACAGGCAACTCCATCTTTGCAAATTGCTCGATAGACACTTTATTCCGGGCAATCCTCTCCATTATACTTTCGCTCATAACGCCATGTAATATTTTTGCACCATTCGTCCATTGCGTAAAATCTCAACAGATATGTCACCCTGCCATTCGGTGG